GGTTACTAAAATTATTTATATTTTCCAATTGATAACAATGTCCTCAGCTGTCACCTTAACCTTGTTTATAAGTCTTCTAACAAGCACCTTTTGACTTTCGTAGTCCATTGAAAAGACTTTCTCAGCGTTTAGCAGTTTCCTCATATCAGCCTTTCTTTTGTTCTTTCTGAGTGCTGGATCGTTTTCTAGTTCAGTTTCAAGAGTCCCCCTCATGCTTATAAATTCGGCTGACTTGCTCTGTAATTCTTCAAGGGTAATGCGGTCATCTATGTATAGATCGTTAAGTCTGCTCAGTTTCTTTGATAGCTCCTCTATTTGTTTCTTATAGCTCTCACGGTCTATGGTCTCAGCATTGTCTCCTGAAAATATTTTGTCCAGGTAATCAGCGTCATCTTGTAGTTTGCTTATTTCTTTTAGCACAGAGGCCTCTAGCTTGTCTTTGTAGTAAAATCCTGAGTCACACTTTTTATTGTCGTTGTAGGTAGTAACGCCTCTCAGCGTTCGTGGGTGCCTTTGGTGGCATTCATATTTTTTTAACCTGCTCCCATCTTTCCTCTTTACGCCTAACATAATTTTTAAAGGAGCGCCACAATATCCACATTGGGCGATACCGGATAAAATGTACTTAGCTTGGAATGGTCTAGGATTGACATTCTCTGCTGCTGTTCTTTGTCTTATTTTTAGCTCAGATTGAGTCTTATCGTATTCCTCTTTTGAAATAATCGGCTCATGATTACCTGGATAAATTTCTCCCTTATACTGATTGAAACCACAATAGACAGGGTTATCGAGTATGGTTCTGACCGCCCGATAGCTCCAAGGCACATGCTTTGGGTATTTCTCATTTAGATCATCTCTCAACTTAGTAATAGATCTCCCTCTCAGGTAACTCTCAAAGATAAACTTAATGGTCAGAGCCTGAGCTGGATTGATGGTCACTGTGCCTGTCTCTTTGTGGTAATCGTAACCATAGGATGTCTTAGCCCACATCATGGATTTACCAGATTTGGCACGTCCTAGCTTGCCAAGTTGCATGCGTTCCTTGATTTGCTCCCTTTCTAGCTGAGCAAAGACGCTCAAGAGTCCAATCATAGCCTTACCAAAAGGAGTAGAGGTGTCAAAGTTCTCCTGCAAGCTCAGAAATTCAATCCCATTCTTGATGAATACATCCTCAATCAAGTGAAGCGTGTCTTTTTGACTACGGCTAAGACGGTCCAGCTTATAGACTAGAACTGTGTCAAATTTTCTTTTTTTAGCGTCTTTGATAAGACTTTCTAGCGCTGGTCTGTCAGTATTGGATCCTGAGAAACCTCCATCAGTATATACTTTGTATACATTCCAGTCTTTAATGTCGCAGTAGCTAGAGAGCTTGTCTTTTTGCTCATCTATAGAGTATCCCTCCTCAACCTGGTTTGTCGTCGAAACCCTGACATATATAGCCACTTTATTCATTGTTTTCATTGAATTTGTACCCCTTTTTTGATAAAATAGGTACAAGAAAAACAGCTTTTTAATGCTTTTTTCTTGCTCCTAGCCTCACGCTCTCGGTCGCCAAACTTCTGAGCGTGGGGCTTTTTTGAGTTGTTTCCAAAATGGAAACAGTTGCTAGATAAAAAGAAAAGTAGCCGTATCAAATACGGCTACCATCACGTTATGGATCTAAAATCCAAATGTAAACTTTATGGAGCTAAACTCCTAATAGCTGTATTGTAATATAATTATTAAGAAATGTCAAGAGATTAGAAAAGGTATAATTCTTTTAACTTTTCGTTAATTTTGTCCAATGTGTTATCAGATACTTTCATTTTTCCGATTGGATCTAATCTATTTTTCTTTAAAATTCTATCTTTGCTGATTGTTTGAAGGTTATTACACTTGGCATAAGAACGCTTAATGTATTTTTTGTAGTATTGAGTTAATTCAATAATGTCAGTTATTTCTGATTGTGTCCGTTTAAGGTTGTCATCGTCTACTATCTTAGGTTGAATTATTTCGTTTGAAAATTGCTCTGTATAAGCTTGGTAGACATCCGATAAGGCAGCTTCAGTAATTGCATTATTGGAATCTAAATATTTTAGGTAGGCAAATAATTCTTTGTGTAATTTTTCAATATATTCATCAAGCAAAATAGAAGGATATTCCGCAATGATTTCGTCTATGAGTACGGTATCTATTTGATTTTTAGATGTTAGAGGAATTACTGTGAGTGTTTTTTTATAGGGACTATCTACCTTGTCTAAGACAATAGCCCAATGGTTATTTGATAATTCTCCGCCTATATTTACACCGAACTCTACGAATATCAGAGAGCCACGACTGAATTTCCAATATTTTCTTTTTTGAGTCTTAGCTTCAAACAAGAATTGTTCAGATTGTCTTTTAACTGCTGGTGCAAGAAATCGGTATTTAGAAGATGTATGTTTTGCTTTACCAAGTTTATAGAGTTTTTCAACTTCTATGTAGTTTTGTTTGGTTTGTTCAAAATATGGATTTTCTTTACTCATTTTATTTCTCTCTATACACACTGACAACTTCCCCAATAGTTCGGATGTCGTTGCTTTCGTCTAGGTGTATATCCTCATAATCTGGATTCAAGCTTTCCAGATATCCCTGACGCAGTTTCTTAACATAGTTAGCGCCGTCTACTTGGAAGATGCCGATAGTGTTATAATCAACCTGTTGGGTATTCTTTATAAAAAGATAGTCACCATTCTTTATCTTTGGCTCCATAGAGTTGCCGACGACATAAGCGATAGCGTCGTAGTCGTCTGGGATTTCATCCTCATAGAACGAAACCTCCATATCTAAATCGTCGTCCTGTATCGAACCACTACCAGCAGAGACAACCCCAGTAACACGTCGGTAAGTAGTCTGTCTGTAGTCGTCCAGTCTGATGATGTTCTCCGATACTTCGTTTATCTTCGTTTCTTCTTCGTTCCTCTGCTCTTTCAGTTGCCTCTTTGCATAATTCAGGACTTTGCCCTGTCTAGGCGGTTCTAGTTGGTCGTAGATGGTTTGGATAGAGGAAGTATTAGAAGAAGAGTCATCGACCATAGAATTATTAGTTACAAATCTAGGGTCTAATACAGATTTAGGTACTCCAAAAAAATCTGCAATTTTTTGAACATTGCCAGGGATTGGCAAAGAAGTTCCTTTTACATACCCTGTCAATGTGCTAGGTGGTATTCCTGTCGCTCGAGATAGCTCAGCTTGTTTACAATTTCTATCAGATAAAATTGAGTTAAGATTTGCGGAAAAGACTTTCATATCCTCTTTATCTTGAGGAGTTAATTTTCCTCGTCCTCTTGCCATGTTTTTTCCTCCTATCTTCTTTACTATATAATACCGTTTATTTTCGATTTTGTAAATAAAAAATTCGAAAAAATTACGAAAAAATTCGAAAAAGTTATTGACATACGATTTAAATCGTAGTATAATATAATCAAGCTTAAGGAAATAACAAAAAACAAATCGGAGGGAAACACCATGAACACATTAAACGAGAAAGCAATCAACATCTTCAAAGCAGTAGCTAAGGAAACTTTAATCCAAGGCACTTACGAGGAAATTTTCCTCTATAGCAAACTTGAAGCTTTCTGTACTAACTGCCGTCAGTTCGCTTTCGGATGGACAGAGTTAGCAGAAGAGATCGAGTGCCAAGAGCGTTACCTTCTCGATTCTGGTTTTACTCAAGATGAAATCGATGATATTCGTTTCGATGCAGCATTTGTAGGAATGCAGGACAAAATGAATGTAGCCTGATTGGTATCACCAAGGTTCGAATCCTTGGCAGGTTGTTGCTCATAGAGCAAAAGAAAAAGAAAGGAGAAGAAAGATGGACGAATTAGAAAGAACAGCCCTCAATGAGATATTGAGGACCGTGACATATATTGCTGAGAAAGTGGACGAACTAGATTCTAAGATTTCTTTGAACGATTCACAAGTTCCTGAGCAATAAAAAAAGTCTTAACCTACTTTACACTAGGTCAAGACTTGCACACTTTGATAAGGTTTCACAGTCGGTGTAAAGCAACTGGTTGAAACTTCGCTGGTCATGCGTCCAGCACTGCAATCAACGTGGTTTGGCTAGTCTTTGAGTGTCGCTCGGTAGTTATCTGTCAGTCCCGCTATAAGCAGAGCTGCAGTCCCTCTTATAGTCAGCGACAGGCTCCGTGCAGTCACACTCGCAGTAAAAACGCGTTGGTTACCTAGCCAAACTGAATCACTGAACCACAGTCCCCTTCAAAAATTTTGCCAATTTGCATCAGCTCCTTTCTTGTTAAGGATAATATAAATATATACTGTTTTTGAAGGGGTTACATCGGTCTTAAGACCGATTTTTGGAGACGGTCATGGAAGATAAAATCATCGAACTTGCTGATTACTTCATCAGCGAAAACACAACGTACAGAGAAGCTAAAATAGCGTGTGAGAAGCTATTGAAACAAGTCAGCCATGAGATAGAACTCAGGGCGCTAGAGAGTGAGACGAAGGTATGACAAAAACGATTGCGATAAATACATCAGAGCACGATGTGCTGCTGACGGCAAGAAAAACCCACCCTGCTGTATTCGTCGATGGAATGTTTTTGGACGGAGTAGAGCGAGTGGAATTTACGAATCGTTTTCTAGAGAGTTGTGAAGTTGTTTTAACGTTTAACGATAGAGTTGAAACCAATCCCTTCCCTCTAAATGATATTACTTTATTAGAAAAGTTATTTGGAAAGGCTTCGAACGGACAATCCTTACGGGATATTGTCTTGCAAACTCTTGAAGATGGAAATTAGTATCTAGTCCATCAAAGAACGACACATGTATACTGAAGCTTTCTTTACCATCTTTCTTGGCTCTTTCGTACTCTTTGCCAAGGACAATCAGAGAAGCTTCTAATTGATAATCAGTCATAACATTACCTCCTTTCTGCTTTTATTATAGCAGAATTGCGAGGAACAAATAGAAAAATAAGGAGGTAGGAATGTGCCGAAAATGACATTGAGAGCAATAAGAACAAATTATAATTTATCTGCAAAAGAAGTTGCCGACAAACTTAATATTCATCAACAAACACTGTTGAAGTACGAGCATGATAGTTCGAAAATTCCAATGGATCTTTTAGACAAACTTGCTCGACTATACAATGTCGAAAAGGATTTTATTTTTTTAGGCAAAAAATACGAATTAAATCATAGTTTAGGAGAGGTATGAATGAACAATATTTTACAGAGATAGACATGGATAATCACGAAAGATACTTTAAAATCCCGTATCGGCTGCTAGAAGATGATTATTTTTCAGATTTAGATCCGCTGGCTGTTATGGTTTATGGTATTTTGACCGATCGCGTTTCATTATCTCGAAAAAATAAGCAACATTTTACTGATAAAGATGGATATCTGTACGTTGTAGCTACTAACGAAGAAATTGGTAAGTGGATAAAAAAAAGCGAGCCAGTTGTAATCAAATTAAAAAAGCAACTGATAGAACATGGTCTTTTGAAAGAAAAAAGACAGGGCGTTAGATTGGCGAATTTGCTATATCCTCAGAAAATCAGAACTAAAGAAATTTTAGTTCAAGAACTTAAAAATATTAAGGGGGGAACTAAAGAAATTTTAGTTCAAGAACTTAAAAATATTAAGTCTAACCAACCTGATAATAACCACCCTTATATAACCAACCTGATTGAACCAGAGGGGGTGGGTGCTAATAATCTATATAGTATAGAGGACGCCCCCGCAGAAAACGACTTAGGAATTGTTCATGATTGGATTTTTTCAGAATTCGGACGATACCCGACACCATTTGAAATTGAGGACTTGAAATACTTCTTACAAGACCATAGTAAAGAGGTTATCAAGTTAGCCATCAAGGAATGTGTGGGCAATGGTAAGCCTTACTTTAAATATCTTGAAAGTATATTGAGAGACTGGAAACAGAAAGGTCTAGTGACTGCTGAGTTGGTAGAGAATAGACAGAGACCGAAGCGGTCAAGTGGGAAGCCAAGCAGTGAGTTAAGATTGTCAGACGACGGTTACAACCCACGACTGGGATTCTAGGAGGGTGCTATGCGAACAGTATCAAGAGATGAATTGCAGGGTAGATTTTTACAGATTGAAACCTTGAATACCCAATGCCCCAAGCATGAGGGAGTCTATATGTGGCGCTCAGTCAATCCTTGCACGCAGAATGTGCTGACTTATTGCCCTGAATGCGGACAGGAGAAAATCCACAGTCAAGCAGGGGAGCAACTGGCGCAAGCTGAGGCTCAAATTAGAAATACAAGGTCTTACTCTTTGTTTGCTAAGGAGAGTATTATTCCGCCTGATTTGAAGAATGCGACTATCGGCAACTTTGAGATTCACACAGACCAAGATGCTGAGGCGGTCAATTTCGCTAAACGTGTGACGGTTGACTATGTGAAAGAGCGATATGAAGGGAATACGATTATCAGCGGTCCGCCTGGAGTTGGGAAGAGCCATCTAGCAATTGGAATTGCTAAGACACTGAACGAGAGTTTCCAGAAGTTCCAGTTGAAGCGCTCGGTGGTCTATATTCCCTCCATGGAACTATTCTCACGGATGAAAGACGCTTTTAGATACAAGGATTCCAAGTGGGAAGAAAGACGGACTATCCAGTTCTTGCAGAAAGTGGACTACTTGATTTTGGACGATCTTGGCAAAGAGTCAAGTGTAGGCGATGAAATCAAGCAGGGGAACAACTGGATGCAAAAAGTCCTGTATCAGATACTTGAAAACAGGACGAACACGATTATTACAACCAACTACGGGGGCAATCACTTGGAGAAACTTTACGAGAAAAGCCTCGTAGATAGAATAACGAAAGGAAACATGAAGACCAATGCGTTCAAATTTAGCAATGACACAGAGTCTAGACGCACCTTGTCAGCAAGTGACTATTAAAGAGCGTCAGCAGATTATTGAACAGTTTGAAGAAAAACATTACGGATTGTCTAGCTTGCTGAAAGAGCGGTTGTTGATTACAAGCGACTACCAATTTACAAGAAAGATGAACGAACTACGAGCCTTTGCCAGAAATGGCGGGATTTATACGAGTTAGGAGGTGAGGAAATGAGACCAAGAAAATATCCGTATTCAGGAAGAAAGAAAAGGCAATCCGATGAACAGATTGCTAAATTAAAAAGATATGTTGAAGCAAATAGTACTAACATATCATATTTGACCCACGCTATTCAAACTCTAAGAAGTCATCAGAATTGTCAATAACTGTGTAACCTTGTGCAATTGCTTCTTCGATAATTTCGGATTTAGACATCTCATAATCAGATAATCGGATTACTGCACTAGGATGATCAGTCGCTGACTCTGTAAAAGCAGATATCAGAATGTTATCAAGGTCTGACCAAGTAAGTTTTTTAACATGGTGGTTTGGTTTTCTGCTAAGTTTACTCATATAATTTTCCTCCTTTCTATTGAAATTTTGACTAAAACAGTGAGAGGTCCTAGTCAAGAGTATTATAGCAATTTAGGAAGGAATTACATCAGTCTCAAGACTGATATAGGAGGTTGAATGGAAGATAAAATCATAGAACTTGCTGATTACTTCATCAGCGAAAACACAACGTACAGAGAAGCTAAAATAGCGTGTGAGAAGCTATTTCTTCAAGTCAGTCATGAGATAGAACTCAGGGCGATGGAAAGTAGGACAGTCTAGAAGACAACAAAAAGCACCTGACGGCAATCAGGCGCTCAACAAAAGTATTCGAGGTAATTATAACATGAAGAGAAAAAAAGAGCAATGGAAACCAAGAATTGTAAACATTATGGCAGATGGTTCTCAAGTTGATGATTTGACAGGCTATGTCATCCCTGCTGGTCATTCCTACTATGACATTATTTTAGGCATGAACAAGCAATCTAACGAGGAGGGCGTAGCTTAATGAAATTACTTACCAAGTTAAAACTCAGACTTGAAGTAGTTCTTAAAGCAGTCAACCTTGACTGGCGAGAGGTAGCGGTCGAACTCATGACCGACCTATTTGAGGAGCGCAAACGTCGCTTTGCTTTCGAGCAAGAAAACTACGATTTGAAACAAGAGCTTGCTGCCTACAAGTACAAAGAAAACTTTGATATCAAGGCTAGACTGCAAGGAGAAATGTAGATGTACATTATATCGATTTATGTCAAGAATACTGAAACTGGAAACGAGGATTTCAGTTTGATTGGACGTGATTTCTTACCGACGGGGCACCAAGACTATATTGCAAGAGTTTTTGGAACAAAAGAAGAAGCGATTGATTACTTAAAATCTATATCTTACATCGCATCAGGTGTTCATGGTAACGATTGGGTTTATCAAAATGAAAAACTACCAGAAATTGAGTCACGTTGCCGAATTTGGAAAGTAGGAGAATAAAAGGAGAACAATATGTTTAAAGCACTAAAAACAATCAAAAAAATCAAACAGCTTCAGAAAGAAATGCACGATGTCAGTTTAGCCTTTCTGGCTCTACAAGATGTCGGATTGATGCCAGAGGATGAAAGAAGCAAGGCGAAGGCTCAAACAATGCACGATGTAAGCCACATACTCAAGGACGTCCTGGGCGGCAAGTCGGTAGATGAAGCCATGAAACGTCTAAATAGCGAAGTGAAAATTGAAGAGGTGGAGCAGGAAGATGACAAAGATTGAAATTGAAAACCGTGTCTGGCTTTTGGCCAATCATGAAGAAAAAAACGAATTGCTGGATCTTGGGCTAACATCCAAGGCTAGATATGTGAAACGAGTCCTGGAGCTTGGGAAGGTGTATTCTCATGTTTAATTATGACAGAGATATAATGCAACCGCCTGAAGAACGAGAAGAACTTAACCCTAGCCAGTACATCTATGTTGGGTGTGGGCAGTATCGATATGTGGGTGATGAGATATGATTCAGGAACTACACGAAGAAATCGACAACTGGCGAGCTGAATATATTCATCTTGGCCAAGAACTGGGGCAGATTATCAACGAGCAACAAGATATTATTTTGAAACTACAAAGCGAAAACAAGCGCTTAAAGCGTGAAAATTGGAATTTGAAGAAGACGAAAGGAAGAAAATTACATGCCGAAATTGATTGATTTGTCAGGTAGACGATTTGGTAGATTAACAGTTATACAGCGTGCAGAATCAAATCGTAAAGAAGTATATTGGGTGTGTCAATGCGATTGCGGAAACAGAAAAACAGTACGCGGAGGATTATTAACTACCAAATACAAGAAAAGAAGGATTCGGAGTTGTGGTTGCTTACTGAAAGAGCGAGCGTCGGCTAGACAGGGGATTTTGACTGAAAAAGCAACAGAGGCAAACAAACCATTTTTTGATTTTGAAAAAGGAACATATATTCGTATTATTTCGTCTAAAAAGTTACCTAAAACGAATACAAGCGGAGTAAAAGGAGTGTCATTCGATAAATCTCGGGGAAAATGGCGTGCAAGTTTAAAATTTAAAGGGAAAAACGTTTTAAATAAGAGATTTGACGAATTTGACGATGCGGTCAAAGCTCGTAAAAAAGCAGAGGACAAATATTTCAAACCAATCATTGAGAACGCAAAAAAACACGGGATTTTTTAATAAAAGGAGAAACAAATGACAAACGAACTAACACAAACAAAAGGCGCATATCTAACAGACTTGCAAAAATTAGACGGAGCAACCTTGCGAAATTTTGTTGACCCAAAACATCAAGCAAGCCCACAAGAATTACAAACTTTATTGGCTATCGTTAAAAATCGTAATTTAAACCCGTTCACAAAAGAAGTTTACTTTATCAAGTACGGGAACAATCCTGCACAGATTGTTGTCTCAAAGGACGCTTTTATGAAGCGTGCGGAACAAAATCAAAATTATGACGGCTTTGAAAGTGGAATTATCTACGAAGATGCAAGCGGAGAGTTAAAAAATAAAAAAGGCGTCATCTTACCTAAAAATTGTACTCTAATCGGTGGTTGGTGTGAGGTTTATCGTAAAGATAGAACTAGACCAGTTTATCGTGAAGTTGAGTTGTCAGCATATAACACTGGGAAGAACTGGTGGCAAAAAGCGCCAGGGCAGATGATTGAGAAAGTTGCGATTGTTGCAGCAGTCCGTGATTCGTTCTCAGAAGATGTGGGCGGACTTTATACAAGCGAGGAAATGGAACAAGCAGCTCCTATCGATGTAACTCCTCAAGAATCTCAAGAAGAAGTGAGAACAAGGAAAATGGCTCAGATTGAAGAGATGAAGCGAGAGCAGGAGAAACACCAATCATCAGCTTATCCAGAAGATGAAATTCCTAATTTTGAAGACGAACCGCTACAAGGCGAACTCTTAGAAGAAATGGAGTACTAACATGCAAGAATTACAAGTAAGTGTCACTCAGGCAGAGGTTGAAATTTTAGACCGTGAGTTGTTTGAACAAAACATTAAAGAGGTGGTAACGAAGTACCAGAATTATACAGTTACCGCTTCGACAATCAAGGACGATAAGCAGGTACTAGCTGATCTCAGAAAACTGTTCAAGCAGATATCTGACGAGCGTATCAAAATCAAAAAGGATTTGTCAAAAACTGCTGATGATTTCAACGAATACATCACCGAGCAGGTTGAACCGCTGGACGGTGTTATCAAAAAGATTGCGAAAAATGTCAAAGAGTTTGAAGACCATCAGAAAGCACTCAGACTGGATACTGTTAAGGGTTACATTACAAATAAGGCTTCAGAATACATGCTTGATCCTCGTCTATTTGACGAGAAAGCCCTTGAGTACATCAAGGCAGGCGATTTCATGGCTGACGGTGTGACACTCAAGAAAGTTACGATGAAGTCGCTTGATGACATGATTACATTTGAGTATCAGAAGCAAGAAGAGTACAAGAAAACCATCTCAGCAATCTCAGGACAATGTGCCGAGTACGGAATGACAGACCAGCCATATATTCGTATGTTGAAAGACATGACTTTGGTTGAAGTACTGGAGCAAATCAAGGCAGACTACGCTTTTGAAAAGCAAAAGGAAGAAGTGAGATTGGCTCAAGAGCGAGCTGAACGAGAACGTGAGGAAGTTTTAGCTCAGCAACAAGAGCAAGCGCCAAAATCAACGGAGACCGCAAAAATTGACCCAGAAACGGGCGAAATCTTAGACGGCGGGCAATTATCCCAAAATCGACAAGAAGACGTCAGAGGGGCTGAAAACGTCTTAAAACGATATACCCAAAAAATGACCTTGGAAGTGTATTTCGCTGACACGAAAGAAAAAGACTATTTCAAGAATAGCCTTGCGGATTTGGGATTTGAATACAAGAAAAACTACACTGTCCAAGGTTATCAACGAATTGAGTCATTGACGCAGGCAGAATTGGATGAACTGATTAAATAAACCAACTATTTCCATTTTGGAAACAACTCAAAAAGCAACAAGCCGGGCATTCTTGTAAAACTGCGAACTAGAAAATGCGTCAGTGACACTTATGTGACCTTGGACGAGCGACTGCCCGTATTTAGCCAAACTCACACAAAGGCAGTCGCATTTTTTTGGAGAAAATAAATGAATTATAAAATTGATATAGCAGGAACGAGTATTGCACTTAACGTTGCTAGAAATGACATAACGGTTACAAATGGGATTAAATATGATATTCAGATGCAATTCAGGAATTTGGATTCCAATACATCTTTGGATACTGAAGGCGATGTATTTGAACCACTATACTGGCTAGATGTGAAGGTAACACCGAAAGAGCCGACAGAATACCATTCCAGCTTAGGAGTCAAGGCAGAAAAACGAAACTTGGCCGAACTCCAGAAATTCTTTGAGTTTATCGAGAATAATAAACGAAACCTATTCGACCTCTGTGGATTCAAGGGAGAATTGCAATGAAATCTCTGACATTATCGTTAGACATTTCTACTACTGCTACAGGATGGGCCGTATTTCACGGCTCTAATCTTGTTCAGAGCGGTGTCTTAAAACATAAAAGTAAGTCATTCTTTGAGCGTGGCCGTTTCATGGCTAGCGAACTGCGAGCAATTCAATCGAGAGCGCTCCAGAAATACGACTGCCATTTTGAATCAATTGTGGTCGAGAAGAACTCAGTCATGGGGCCAAATCAGCAGTCTATGATTAGTATTGGAATTGTGACAGGTATCATTCTTGGCCGACTGATTGCTGACAATGTGTACTTCGTGAACGTGTCGACCTGGCGCAAGTACTGGAAGTTTAGTTACAAGGACCGAAGTAAAAAGTCAATGAAGCTGCAGGCAGTTGCTAAGGTGTCTGATGAATTCGACCTGAACGTTAAGGACGACGAGGCAGATGCGATTCTGATTGGTTCGTATTTCGTAAGCCATGGACACGAATTTGGAGACCTGGAAAGCCACAAGGTTAGTTGAGGAGTTGGAAGATGATGGAAGAGTTAAAGCAAAAAGTTAATGAAGTATACAACTGGACGGTAGAAGACGGGAAGCCGCAACCTCCCAAGCAAGATTTACCACAAGCAGTGAAAGAACGGGTGGACTATTTTTGGGAAATGGCAGAAGATGGTATGACGTTTATGGGAGCGATGGAATGCATCTTCGCTGATGAAAAGCCTACAGACTATGATTTGGGAGCTACTAAGGATTGGTTGCCAAAATCTAAGGAGTTTGATGATTGGATTGGCTATTCGCCAAGCATGGCTCAGGTAGTTATTGCAGTTTATTTGATTTATGGAGGAAACTAAGATGAATAAGCAGGAATTGATTAAAAAATTTGAGGAACGAAGAACAATAATTGGGAATTTTCAAGGTTATGCAGTTTGGTGGAAGGATGTAAAAGAAATCTTTGAACAACTAGACGAATCCGAAATAGGTCACGCAGATGAAGCTCCACGCTACGTAAAGAACATACTAGCACGATTGCGAGAATTGCCATTGCATGATAGAGAGGTTTGGTTAAAGGCTATCATGAGCGAATTTGAACAGGATTTTAGCCGTGCAAAATGGCGAGAGGGCTACGAGCAAGGTAAAATTGAGGGTATGGTTGAACGTGAAAAAGTCAAAGTTCCGCGGTTTGTGGCTGAATGGATTGAGGAAGCTAGAAAAGCTTGTAAAGACGTGGTAGAATTATTCGAATTTGATTTCACGAACGATGAAGTTAGAAAATGGTTTATGCAAGAAAGACCATTTGATTTAGTAGCTAGAGCATGGCTTGATGGCTACGAGGTCGAGGAAGAGAAGCGGTATTTGGTGACTTTAAAAAATAGGCAGCCTTTGGTCAAATCGCAATCAGGGAGTACTCTTTATTTTAGTCAAGATATAACAGCTAGGAATTATAAAGGTACTCAAAAAGAACTAGAAGAAGCTGGCCTCGGCTGGGTGTTTGATTGTGAAGGAATTGAGATTGAGGAGGTGGAGTGATGACACAAACACTTGAAGAAGGAATGAAGAATCAAAGTAAATGCATAAAAGTCCCAAGGGAAATCAGACCGTTTGATATAGGGTATCGAATAGTGAACAAATACGGTCAAGCGCTCGCTTTAAGAAATGGGGCAAGTATATTCGATTTGCCTTTTCTGGCTGAAAAAGCTATAGAAAAAGAGTTTGGGAAGAATGATCCAGAATTTGACATCGGAAAGCATTCTGTTGAAGAGGTCGCTATTGTCAATTTAAGTAAATTTCATAGTTACTTTGAGGGGGTGGAGTGATGTCATGTAGTGAAAATTTAAAAAAAGAAAAAGAATTGACTGCTGCTATTTCAAATTTCAAGATAGAAGTCTTACAAAATGATGATAAATTGAGCAGTCTATCATTAAGCAACATCAAAAGGCAAGCAAGGGATCTATATGAATGCTTAGTATGGTTGCAGTATAATGCGGAGGAATCAGGTAGATGAGTTATGATTTGGAAATATTAGTAAAAATAGAGAGTGGAGATTATATTTGTATCGCTGAACCTAAATATAGTTCTCCGATATACAATCTTGGAAGAATGTTTAGAGTTGCTATGAACTGGGATTTTGATCAAGACACTACGTACAACATCGCTGATGTTTTAGATAACATTCAACGCGGTATCTCTGAACTAGAACGGTACCCTGAAAAGTATGTGCAGTATGAACCTGAAAATAGATGGAGAACAGTTAGCGTTGCATTGGAGGTTTTAAAGTCACTGAAAGAGTGTATTTTAGAACAAGATATTGATACGAAATATTTATATATGAGGTGGTAATATGAGACGATTCATAGCTATCTGGATTCTTGTCTCTGCCGGATTGAACATCTGGCATATGGACAGGATTCGAGATTTGGAAGAGAAAAAGCCGATGGTTGTCTATAAAGCTGATAACGCTGGCGCTGAGATATTCGGGCGTGTCGTTGAAAAAGGACGGCATGGGAAGTTGTATACAGTAACTATCAGAGACTATGGGATTTTCGTAGTTACGAAAGAGCAGTTTGAGAAAATCAGAGTAGGGGATGAGGTGTTACTCTAATGGATGATATTTTACAAGCTTTAGCAAAAATGCTAAATATGACTGTTGATGAAGTAAGTTCTTTGCTTACAACATTTAAAGGGAATGCACCACAGATTTATGAAATGTTCGTTAAAGAAAAGATGTTTTATGATCTCTTCAGTCTTTTTCAAATCATGTCAATTGTAATATTTAGTATTTCTGCAGTAGTTTTAGCAGTTTTAACTCTCATATATTTTACATACGATGGTGGTTTTGTTTATTCCTATGATATACGTACAGGAAAAACCGAGGAAGAAATTAAATTAGAACGCATTGAACGGAAAAGAAAGGACTTAAAAATACCACTAAAAATTAGTTGCATTTCATCAAGCGCAAGTTTGATAACATTAGTTATTGCAATTGTTTTAAAAGCAACTCTTGCACCTAATTATATATTCATCGTGAATGAGATTTTACCAAAATTAACGAAGAGATAGGAGTTATCATGAACACAATAGAGAAAGTCAAACAATGGTTTATTGACCGTGAAATCAAAGACCGAAAAGGTCGCTGGATTGATGGCTCGTTTGTCAAAGAGGAGGATTTGGCATGATACCGAAATTTAGAGTGTGGCATCATGAATTAGGTAGACTGATGTCAGTCAAATGTATGTTTTTTCAGGATAGCGAGATTGAAGAATTTGAGTTAAACGATACTTTAAGGAATGATTACATTACAGCTTATCCTGATGAAATCGAACTCATGCAATCAACAGGACTCAAAGACAAGAACGGAAAGGAAATCTTTGAAGGCGATATTGTACGAACTACTAGATTTTTGGGTAGAGCTGACGAAATTGGCGGTTTCTATGAATATGAGAAAGATTATGTAGGAGTTGTAAAGGTTCTTGAAGGGTCTTGGGTTATTGATACTGGCAGTGTCGCAGTGCGTTTGTGGTCTGAAATTGATGAATCTGAAGTGCTTGGCAACATCTACGAAAATCTAGAGTTTTTGAAGGTCAACGAGTGAGATATTTTAAAATCCTATGTATTGTTTTATTCGCATCCTTACTCGTAGCATGTCACCAGATTTCGAGTGGGACAGTGGTAGATAAGTACATTGATGAACCTCACACAACGTTCATACCTGTTATAAATGGTAAAAGTTCGGTACTTGTGCCAACCAGAACCAAAAGAAAATACATTCTGGTCGTTTCAGGATTTACAGGTAATAAGCAAGTTGAAGAAAGGTTTGAAGTGACAGCAAATGAATACAAGCACTATGAAATTGGCAATACTTTTATACAGGATGCCGTTTTAGAAAATAAGGAGGAGGATAAGGAATGAAACCAAAAAAATATCCGTATTCAGGAAAAATGCAAAAAATCCCGTCGCCAATATTTTCTGCACGACCAATTTTTAACGAGGTTCCAATTGTAGAAGAAGTTAAGGTTGAGTTCGGAGTTGAAGCTAGTATGGGGCGCATATATCCAGAAACGTTAATACATTTAGATATTTCTGGATACGGAAATAGAGTGCATTCAGTACATCGCTTCCCCGGTATTTTACTGAGTGTTGGTGAGTCAATCCAACTAAAGATGCTTTTCTATAAAAGACTTAGAAATTTTACTACAGATCGTTTCTTGACGTTTAGAGAATCTGATTGGAAGTTCTTTATCCGGGACCTGGTCAACGAATTTGTGCGATAAAAAAGCCAAGACACTCTCTGTCTCGGCTAAATTCCTAATAAGACTATTATATCACAAAGGAGACAGAGAGTGAACAAGGCTAAAGAACTATTGAAAGAGTTGCAGAATCTGGACATGGACATTCAAAGCCGTATAGATGAAATTAACGAGCTTGAGGCAGGTTTGCTCTCAAGCCCCAAGTGGATTGACGTCAAAGTCCAAGGTGGTCAAGCTAGAAAAGTTGATGATGTCTATACTCAGCTTGTCGTGATGAAAGAGGCCATAGAACAGGATACTAAAGAGGTTATCAACAGAAAGCTTGAGCTTGGTAGGTTGATTAACAAGCTGAAAAATCCAAAGAGCAGGTCTATTCTCAGGGTGACTTACATTACTAAGATGTATGTTGATGATATTTGTGACAAAATGGAAATCAGCAGAACAACTTTCTACACTTGGCGGAATATGGCTATCTCTGAACTGAATGAGGTTTTGGAGAGAATGGAACTAAATTGAACTTTACAAAACCGTACGGGAAAAAATGATACTTGTTAGCACAGTTTTGTAATTCTGATAAAATGGTAGTATCAAGAATTGAAAAGAGAGGTCTCAGAATTGGTAGATGGTTACCTGTAATGTCAGGGGGCTGTAATGGCCTTGGAGGTTCAAGTCCTCCCCTCTCCTTTGAGTGTTTGTGTCCCAGAATGAGTTAAATCTTCTGGGTGGGGATTCACATATCACTCATTAACTCCTATCACTCATTAACTTAAAAATGGTTGCGGAAGCGACTGGACCTCGCATGATTGCGTAGCTAATTATATTCCGGATAAGTTATAAGCTAGAGGGTTTGATTCCCTCAGAGGTTTTAAAGACTACAAAAAATAAAAATGAAGTCAAAATTTAATACGCACGCAAGGTAGTAGTCGCCTTGCAAGAAGGTCGCACATCGTGTGGCTTTTTTGATTGTTTGAAAGGTGGTGATGGAAAATTGAGTGGATTGAGAATAAAACAAAAGAGATTTGCAGATGAGTACATCATCTCAGGTAATGCGACGGAAGCCTATAAGAAAGCAGGTTATCGTGTTTCTAGTGATAGAGTGGCAGGCGTTGAAGGACATAAGTTACTAAAGAATCCTAAGATTAAAAGCTATATAGATGAACGACTGAAACAGCTTGATTCTGAAAAGATTGCGGATCAGCAAGAGGTCTTAGGTTATCTAACTTCAGTCATGCGAGGAGAGACACAAGAACAGACTTTGATAAGCATCGGAGAATTGGGTCAAACGATTACGGATATTAATGTTGGAGCAAAAGACAGAATCAAGGCAGCCGAACTATTAGGAAAACGTCATAGGCTTTGGACAGACAAAGTAGAGGCAGACGTTTCTGGGACGGTGGTGTTTGCAAATGAGTCAGACATACCAGATTAAACAAAGTGATATTGTAATCGACCTACCTAAGACAGTAGGAGCTGGATACGGACAGTTCTGGCGCTCAAGAAATCTTTATCGTGTTGTAAAAGGTTCCCGTGGTTCGAAGAAGTCCAAGACAACCGCTTTAAACTATGTTGTCCGTCTTTTGAAATATTCCTGGGCCAACTTGCTTGTTATTCGTAGATACTCGAATACCAACAAGCAATCAACTTATACGGATTTTAAATGGGCGTGTAATGTGTTGGGTGTGACTCATTTGTTTAAATTCAATGAGTCTTTGCCTGAAATAACCATAAAAGCGACTGGTCAAAAAATCCTATTCCGTGGTTTGGATGATGAACTCAAAATCACATCTATCACGGTCGATGTCGGCAGTCTTTGTTGGGCATGGTTCGAGGAAGCATATCAAATTGAGACTGAAGACAAGTTCAGCACGGTTGTTGAGTCTATCCGTGGTAGCTTAGATGTACCTGATTTCTTTAAACAAATCACAGTCACATTTAACCCGTGGAATGAGAGGCATTGGCTCAAGCGTGTATTCTTCGATGAAGAGACGAGACGGGCTGACACATTCGCTACTACAACCACTTACAAATGCAATGAGTGGCTTGATGAAGTCGATATCAAACGCTATGAGGATTTGTATCATACGAACCCCAGACGTGCTAGAATCGTTTGTGATGGTGAATGGGGAGTTGCTGAAGGTTTAATCTATGAGAACGTGACCGTCAAGGATTTCGATAAGGATGAATTGCTACGAGATTCAGCTAATAAGTTATGTATCGGTCTTGACTTTGGTTTTACTCACGATCCAACCGCTTTGTGTTGTTCGTTGATAAATGACACGACGAAAGAGATTTATGTCTTTGATGAGGCGTATAAAGTCGGATTGATAACCAAAGAAGTTGCGAAGATGATAAAAGACAAAGGTTATCATCGCTCACAAATCATTGCTGATAGCGCAGAGTCACGGCTGATTGAAGAGCTCAGGTCAGAACATGGCATATCTAGAATAAAAGAGAGTCGGAAAGGTAAGGATAGTATTATGGCAGGTGTATCTAAATTGCAAGGATACGCTATTTATGTGCATCCAGATTGTAAAAACATCATGGATGAATTTTATAGTTACTGCTACCAGCGAGATAAAGAAGGCAACTGGTTGAATAAACCAGAGGATAAAAACAACCACTTGATGGACGCTTTGCGTTACAGCCTTCAATGTATCGAAGGTGGGAAAGCAACCGTCCGCAGACGTTCTGATTATGGTCTATAGAGAGGAAAGACATGTACCAATATTTAACCTATCCACGGGATGGATATGATGAGGGTTCTTTGAAGAAAGACCTGATTTACAAATTGATAACGATACATAACACTGAAAGTTCACATTTGAAGAAGCTTAAAAGCTACTACATGGGCGAGCATGCTATCTTAAAACACACGAGACGCAACGTGAACGCACCCAATTACAAGACGGTAGCTAATCATGCCAAGGATATCGCAGACACGGCTACGGGCTATTTTATGGGCAATCCTATCAAGTATAACAATACTGCTGACGGTGATATTGATGAACTACTTACAGCCTTTGATGGTGCTGAGATTGACCAAGTGGATGCGCAGAACGCACTAAATATGGCTATCTACGGCCGTGCTTACGAGTACATCTATGCTAAAGAGGGTATGACTGAGTTGGATTCAACTAGTATTGATCCGGAGAATACTTTCATGGTCTACGATGATAGTATTGAGCGGAAGCCTTTGTTTGCGGTCTATTACTATGAAGTAAAAGACGATACGAAAGACACTACCAAGCACCAGGCTGAGGTCTTTACCGAAAATCTGCACTATCACATGGTGCTGAGAAGTACAGATTCAGGAACAACTCAGAGCGAGGAGGCAACACCTCACAACCTTGGTCAAATCCCAATTATCGAGTATCGCAATAATCACTTTGCGATTGGCGACTACGAGCAACAAATTAGCTTGATAGACGCTTATAATTCCTTGATGGGGAATCGTGTCAATGATAAGGAACAGGCTGTAGAGTCTATACTTGTCTTGTATGGCACGCAGTTAGCAGACACTCCAGAAGACGCTAAGGTAGCAATGAAGATTCTTTCTGAAGAAGGTCTTTTGGAATTGCCGGGCGATAGTGCAAGGGCTGAGTTCTTGAAGAATACGCTGGACGAAAGTGCTACTGAAATCTTGCGTACAGCTCTTAAAGAGGACATCTACACATTTAGCCATGTGCCTAATTTGACTGATGAGAATTTCGCAGGGAATACATCAGGCGTAGCATGGAATTTAAGCTGATGGGCCTTGAGATGATTACTAAGACCAAGGAAGCGAACTATAAGCGAGGATTGCGTCAGCGTATTGCGATTTTTGCTCATTACTTAGGCATGAAGCAGATTGCTTTAGAGTCTCATTCAATCGTTCCACAATTCAGTCGTGGTTTGCCTAAGAACTTATTAGAAATCTCTCAGATTGTGAACAATTTGGAAGGCAAAGTGACCAATAGACAGCTTATTTCTCTCTTGCCGTTTGTGGAAGACCCTGACGCTGAGCTGGAAGCCTTGGAAGAAGAGAAAAAGAAGAACATGGAAGACATGCCGATGTTCAACAAAGACAACACGAAACCCGAAGACGAGGTAGAGGATGAAGAATCAGGAGTATTGGGCGAAGAGGAAAGCCAATCTGATTTACCAGCAGATGGACAAGGCCGAAAAGCAGGCAGACCAGTTCGATAAGGTCTATCAGGAAGCTAAGACTTACTTGGATAAGGAAATCAATAAGATTTTCGATAAATTCCAACGTGATTATGGTCTAAGTCAGGTAGAAGCTAGACAAGTCTTGAAGAACATGAAAGACAAGAAAAATCTGAATGAACTTCGTAAAGTACTTGAAGCGAGACCGAATGACCCGAACATCCAAAGATTACTAGCTGACTTAGATAGTCCGGCTTATTCTTTCCGTATGAAGCGTCTAGAACGTTTGAGTGATGATTTAGACCGTATGCGTGAATCTATCTATCATTCAGAAAAGACAGGCTCAGACGCCTTTTATAGCGACCTGATGAAGGATAGTTACTACAAGGCTACCTTTGACCTGCAGCAGCAGACAGGACTAGCATACGGCTTTTCTGGGCTTCCTGAGAGCGAGATTAAACATCTACAGTCTTTCAGTTGGGTAGGAGATGGAAGTACGTACTCAACAAACATCTGGAAGAATACAGGGAAGCTTACATCAAGCATAAAAGATGAATTACTCATAAGCCTTATGACAGGCCGAGATACACGAGAAACTGCACAAGCAATTGCTGAGCGGTTCAATGTGGGGCAGAACGATGCAAGGCGTTTGGTTCGGACAGAATCAGCCTTTTTTCATAACCAAATGGAGCTACTCAACTATGAGGAAGCGGATATAGAGAAGTATATCTTTGTGGCCGTCTTAGACAAGCGTACATCACGCATTTGTCAGGAGCATGACAATCAGGTCTATGATAGGGATAAGGCTGTCCCTGGTGTCAATTGTCCGCCTATGCACCCTTGGTGTAGGTCTACTACTGTCGGATACGATGAGGACGCAGACTACAGCAAGTTGAAGCGCAGAGCAAGGAATCCAGAGACAGGTAAAGTTGAGTACGTGCCTGCCGATATGACTTATAAAGAGTGGTATAGCAAGTATGTTGCGAAAGATGTAAAAAATGAAATACAAGATTATAAGAAAAGTGACAAAACCGTTTCAAGATATAATACCCCAAAATTGTTTTCTGATGTTAGTAACGCATGGGATGAAATTGGGAGGGTGGATTATCGAAAGAACAACTTGTAGACTTGCTAGAATCTGAATATGAATTAGGTAATTTTTCGAGCGATATAGCAAAATTGATAGGAGTAAGTTCTGCTTATATAGATGTTAGTAGTTTAGCTACTTCATTAGTGAGACATGGACAACAGTATTCCTTAGATGAATTTATGTTAATAAAAGAGGCGGTTCAAAAACCTTATTTGATTCTAGATAATTCAGAGAGGGTTGAAAAATCAATTATTTCATATGTAAAAATACCTAACAAAGATAAGGTCATTATGGAAGCGGTGATGGTGCCACGAGATGAAATGCTAGTCATTCACTTTAACAAGGTGGGGATTCGTCAAGTTAAAAAGAATGAAAAAAATATGTCGACGCTTTACAAAAAGGGAAAATAATGCTATACTCTTGGTAAAGATAGAGGTTGAGAATCTGTCACCAACGCGCCACTTATAGTGGGTCGAGAAATGCAGGAGCCCCGACAGTCCTGCCTATCTGTGCACTAAACAATCGTTTAGTGCTTTTTTTGTACTCAGAAAGGATTGAAAATGGACACAGCAAGAATTGGGATAACTAACGTAGAATTTTCAGGAACAGGCGAAAATGACTCAGCGACAGTGAAATTAGAGTTAAATATTTATGGGGCGGATACGTTCAGCGCGATTGAGTTACTACCTAAAATATTAACCGACATTCATTCATTATCGTATGAAGTTGATTGATTGTGACATTAAAAGGAGTGAAAACATGTTTATATGGGATTGGGTATCAATCGCCTTTGGGTGGTTGGTATTTTTGTTGTTAATATTTATTATTATGGCCGTAATCAGCGGAATAATTAAAGGTGTAAAGAAAGGAACAGAAAAATGGAAGAATGGAAAGAAAGATTTAAAAAAGAATACTACGAATTGAAAGAACGATTCCAGAAGTTAGATATGATGATTGGGAAATACGAAAAAGGGCAACTAGAGTTTGAATCTAAATGTCCGATTGATTTGTTAAAAGGTCAGCGTTCAACCATGTGGAATTATTTAAGAATTCTAGAACAACGTGCAAAAATTGAAGAAATTAAACTATAAAAATTAACCGCATCGAAATCGAGGCGGTTTTCTTATGCTCTAACCGTATGGAATCCCGTACGGTTTTTATATTGTCCAAACTGTGCCGATGACATTAAAAGCTGTACTGTTCCGTCGCCGGACGTAAAGCGAGATTATCGAGTGGCGACGTAATCGCTGGAGGACAATTATGTCAGAAGAAATCAATGCAACTGTATCTACTGAATCAACTGAGACTGTCGACACTCAAGGAAATGTTGATTCAGTGCAGGAAGAAAAGCACGAACGAACTTTCACTCGTGCTGAAATCGGTAAGATGCTATCTGCCGAGCGCTCTAAATGGGAAGCTGAGCAAGAAGCCAAGGAAAACGAAGCCAAGAAACTTGCCAAGATGAATGCTGACGAGAAACAGAAATATCAGTTGGATCAGCGTGAGCAAGAACTAGCTGACCGTGAGAAGGCTATTGCTCGCAAGGAATTGACCGCAGAAGCTAAAGCAATGCTAAGTGAACGTGACTTACCTGTTGAGTTAGTAAATGTAGTTGATTTGACAAGCGCAGAGACGGTATCGCAGTCTGTCGCTGTATTGCAGAAATCATGGGAGCAAGCCGTGCAAAAAGGCGTTCAAGAAAAACTAAAAGGCGGAGCTCCAATGAAACAAGCGCCAGTCGATAGTGACGGTATCACAAAAGAAGAATTTGCTCGTATGGGTTATCAGAGTCGAAATGAGCTCTATCAAAAGAACCCAGAGCTTTATAAGAAATTGAAAGGATAATAGAAAATGACAGCAGGACAAACTAAATTAGCCACTATGGTTAATCCAGAAGTAATGGCGGATATGGTAGCCGCTAAATTACCTAAATTGATTAAATTTACACCGCTAGCGTATGTAGAGACAAAGCTTGAAGGTCAACCAGGTAGCACTTTAACAGTGCCAGCATGGGAGTATGCAGGAGACGCTACTGAAATTGAAGAAGGCCAAGCAATTACGCCAGACCAATTGACTACTAAAAAGACTACTATGACCATCAAAAAAGCAGGTAAAGGTTATGAAATTACCGATGAGTCTCTTTTGTCAGGTCTTGGTGACCCACTAGGTCAAGCGACTTACCAGCTTGGTTTAGCTATTGCCAACAAGATCGATAATGATTTGGTAGCGGTAGCTAAAACTGCAACACAACATATTACAGAAACTCCAACAACTCTTGAGGCAATCGATAAAGCTCTAGATATCTTTGAGGACGAAGAAGATGCACAGTATGTTGCTATCATCAACCCTAAAGATGCTACTAAGCTAAAAACTGCAGTAGCAAAAGAATGGATTAAAGGTTCAGAGCTTGGAGCAAATATGGTTGTTTCTGGAACCTTCGGTGAAGTTGATGGTGTGCAAATCGTGCGCTCTAAAAAAGTTGATGAAGGTAAAGGCTTCCTTGTTAAAGTGTCACCAAGTCAAACTCAGACAGACGACGCTAACAAATATGGAGCTTTTGTTATCTTGCTTAAACGTGATGTGGCTATCGAAACAGACCGCGATATCTTGAAGAAGACTACCGTAATCACAGGTGATGAACACTACGGCGTTTACCTTTACGACCCTACACGAGTTGTAAAATTCGGTGGCGCGTAAGAGGTGACGATATGAGTTTATTGCTACGACGTCATTATATTCAAGAAGAGCAGGTTAACCAGTATTCTGATTTAGAGAATAAAACTCTAGAAGAGTTGAAGGATCTAGCGAAAGAAGCAGGTGTAGCAGGCGCTTATAAGTTGACAAAAGCCGAAATTGTAGAAGTTTTGGAGGAACTAAAAAGTGAAATTTAAAATCAAACAAGATTTCTATGATTGGGAATCAAATGTGAAACGACTGGCAGGAGAGGAACTTGAGATTACTGAGGAGCGCTATGCTGAGCTGGCTGACAATATTGCCAGCAACGGTGTCGCTATCTCAGATGTTCTTGAGAAAATCCTCCCTGAACCTGAGTTCTTAGAAGAGGATTGATATGTCTATAGAGTTGCTGAAGAAATTAACAGGCGAAGAAGATACTCAGCTTCTCATGTTGCTCCAAACAAGAGCTACAAATCTTATCTTGTCAGAGACTAATCGCACATCTTTGACACCTGCTTTAAGTCTTTTGATACCTGAGGTTGCTATCGAGCTCCACAACCGCTCAGGAGCGGAAGGAGAGCGTTCTAGAACCGAGGGTGGTATAGCAGTAGTCTACGGAGAAAAAGGCCTGTCTACGGGTCTTTTACAGCGCATACGCATGCACAGGCTAGCAAGGGTGGCAGGTCATGTTTTTGAAGCAGAGTAGACTGAAACCTTATCCAATGCGACGGTTTGAAAAGACTGTCACAGAGGAAGGTGTCGCAAAAGAAGGGTATGCCAAGGAAGCTGAGACAGTCCGTCTTGAATTGTGGCCAGCTAGTAGTAAACTACAATCTGAATTGTATGGTGAGCGTGTCAATGATATTTTGAATGCCAATGCCAACAAATCAGCTACTATCAAAGTGAAAGATGGTGTGTGTATCGATAGCCAGACAGAAGTGACTCATAAGGTCATTTCTAAAAGGGTCTACACACATCATCAAGTTTTGGAGTTAGAGCGTGTCAGAGCTACTAGGGGCAGATAGGCTTATAGCTAAATGTAGACGATTGGCTAGTAAAAAAACTGGCGAGGATATCGTCTTACGTGCGGTACACAATGCTACTATAAAGGTTGTCCAAGCAGATGCAAGAAGACTCGCACCAGCGAGAGATGGAGAGCTTATAACTAGTATCAAAACTAGGGCAAAAATGGACGGAGATAAGGCTATAGGCGAGGTTTACACCAACCTAAAATACGCTCCTTACGTTGAGTTTGGAACAGGACCAATAGGACAAGCTAACCATTCTGGTATCTCTCCAGAGGTCAGCGTGACTTACAAGTCTAATCCTTGGTATGTGCATGAAGACCAAATCAATGTAGGACCTTACCACTTTCAAAAGATTGGGGAGTTCTACAAGATGTATGGTCAACCTGCCCAGCCTTATCTTTATCCAGCTTTGAGAGACAATCAAGAGCGTGTGTCTAAGAATATTTCGAATTATGTCCGTAGAAAGATAAGAGAACAAATAAAATGATTAATATCAAGCCTGTTATTTATAAAGAATTGCAAAAGGTCGCAGATAATGTGACTGATACTTATCCTAGCGATTGGGAGACTTTCCCAGTCGTTATTTTTTTAGAAGAACAAAACAAGCCGGGTGATTGGTTTGATGACCAGGAACAAAAATCCTCTATCCGCTACAAGGTGGATATCTTTGATGATACCAGCACTAGTGAGTTAGCTGTTAAAATCAATCAGATTTTTGAGTCTTTAGGTTTGCGAAGAACCGACTGCCAAGACGTGCCAGACCCGTCTCATTTGAGACGTAAGGTCATGCGTTTTGAAGGTGTCGTTGATTTAGACTCAGAGCTTGTTTTTCAATTTAGAATGGAGAATTAAACATGTTAGCAAATGGAATTACGCTTTCTTATAGCAAAACAAAAGGTAGCTATACTAAGCTTGTTGGGTTGAAAGAAGTACCAGAGTTTGGTATTGAGCCTGAAAAAGTAGAGAACACTACTCTTGAAGATAAAGTTAAGAAGTATGAGTTCGGTATTGGAGACGCAGGGGAATTGGAATATAAATTCTCTTACAAAAACGATAGCGCAACTGCTCCTTACCGTGTATTGCGTAAGGCAGCAGACGACAAGGAAAAACTCTACTTCGAACAAGCTTATCCAGACGGTACTAAGGTCACATTTGAAGGTCAAGTGTCCGTTAAATTGGGCGGTGGCGGTGTCAATGCCGTTATCGAGTTCACACTTAAGATTGCCTTGCAGTCTGAATTGACATTCGTTGATGGAATTGGAGGTTAATTAAATGGCATTAAAATACACGACTTGGAAAGTTACTGATGAAAAAGAGTTGAAGCTACGTTTGACATCTCATCAAGCTGCAACTGTGGAAGAAAAAATCGGCATGAACTTGCTGAAGATTTTCATGCCTGAAGCTGGCGAAGAGTTCACTTTACCGCCTTTGAAAGTTATGTTGTTGTTAGTTCACGGAGCCTTGCAGCAGTATGAACATGGGTATTCTCTTGAGGATGTCTATGATTTATACGATGAATACGTGGACAATGGCGGAGACCAAACGACATTCATGACAGAGGTGTTGATGCCACTCTTTGAAGTATCGGGTTTTACTCCACGAGGAAGCAAGGACAAGAAAACTTCCAAGAAGAGAATGACAGTAGTCAAGTAATCTTAACGGTAACTCAGATTATTGAGAGGCTTTATCCTATGTTTTTGGACATCGGGGGCAAGCCTCTTGATTTTTGGGATTTGACGGTACTTGAAATCAGAGAAATGATTGAAAGCTATAACCGTGTCAAAATCCAAGAGCGTAAAGAAAAGATTATTGACTCATACAGACTTTCGCAGATGATATCCAACCACGTTTCTTTATTGTTATCCAAAGATGCCAAGGCCTTTGAGTTCTGGGAATATGCGCCTGAGTTGTTTGTAGAAGAACAACAAGCAGTAGAACAGGAACGACAGAGACAAGCGCTTTTGTTGCATAAGGAACGGATGCGTGATTTTGCAGAGAGACACAATCGAAAAAGGAAGGAGGAAATAAATGGCAACTCTTGATGAATTGAAGGTCATGATTGACGCTGAGATAGCGCCTTTCAGGAAGAAGATGAAAGAAGTTGAGAATCAGGTCAAAGGAACATCTGACCAAGTGAAAAATGCCACTGCTAAAGTTCGTGAACAGTCGAACTCAATCGGTAGTGCGTTTGGTAAGCTGGCTAAGTTCGCTGGTTTTGCAATCCTTGGTAAGAAATTACTTGATGTTGGGATGTATTCAACGCAGACGGCTCTTGAAGTATCAGCGTCTATGAACCAAATCAAGCGACAGATGGGCGAGAGTTCGCAATCTTTCTTAAAATGGGTTAACGATAACGCCAACGCTATGAATATGGGGGTGGGTGAGGCTACTAACTACGGTGCGGTCTACTCAAACTTATTTTCTGGGTTTATCAAAGATACCAACAAGCTAAGCGCCTATACCGCTAAGATGTTGCAGACATCGGCAGTGGTTGCTGAAGGCTCAGGGCGTAGCATTACAGATGTTATGGAGCGGATTCGCTCAGGTTTGCTAGGGAACACCGAAGCAATTGAGGACCTAGGAATCAACGTCAATGTGGCTATGATTGAGTCTACTGAAGCCTTTAAGAAGTTCGCAAACGGACAGAGCTGGCAACAGTTGGATTACCAAACCCAGCAACAAATCCGTCTTATGGCTATCCTGGAGCAAGCTACAGCCAAGTATGGAGATACCTTGTCTAATTCTGTAAATGGTCGTATCAGCCTGTTTAAGTCGCTAATGAAGGACGCAGCATTGAACCTTGGTAACTCTATGTTACCGATTATCAATGCCATTATGCCTGTCTTGAACTCTTTTGCTATGGTTTTGAAGAACGTGACGGCTAAACTCGCTGAGTTTATCGCTTTGATGTTCAACAAGAAAGCAACAGTGAAAGATGGTGTTGGTGGAGCAGTTGGAGACATGGGTAACGCCATGAAAGACGCTGCAGGCGGAGCAGGAGACCTTGCTGACGCAGTAGACGACGCTGGAGATTCAGCAGGAGGACTTGCTGACAATCTTGGAGACTCAGCCAAAAACGCTAAGAAAGCTGCTAAAGAGTTGCTAGGTCTTTTGGGATTTGATGAGATTAACATCTTGCAAAAACCAAAAGATGACGACGCAGGCGGTTCTGGAGGCGGTGGCAAAGGTGGTAAAGGAAAGGGAGGCGGTGGCGGACCTTTCAAAGACATCTTGCCAGAAGTCGAGTTGACCGACATGGACAACAAATTCAAGAGCATTTTTGATGGTCTTGGAGATAAGCTCAAAGGGTTGTTTGACCTCTTCAAGAAAGGTTTTGATGCAGCATTTAGACCAGAAGGTATAAAACGCATTAAGACTGCCTTAGACCAAATAGCTAAGACAATGGGAGAAATCGCCACTGACCCAAGGGTTGTGAATGCCTTTAACCGAATGGCTGAGAAAATTGCTTATGCTTTAGGGCAAGTGACAGGCTCAATAACCACTATCGGGCTAGGTATCGGTGTTTTCCTTGCCGAAAGTATTGCAAATGGCCTTGGAAGGCAAAAAGAACGCATTATCAGGGCGCTAGTCGCTTTGTTTGATAATGTTGGTAACCTTTCCGAGGCAGTAGGAAACATAGCTCAGGACTTTTCTAGTGCTTTCTACGACGTCATTACCTCAACTGGTGCGGTTCGTATCGGTAGCGCTATTGTGTCAACTCTGTTGAGTTTGACATCTACCATTGTTGAAGTTGGTAGTAAATTAGCAGGAAGTTTGTTTAAAGGTTTTGAAAAAGTCGTTGTGACAAGCGCTCCTAAAACTTCATCAGTCTTCCAAAGTTTATTAGATACTGTTGCGCCTGTATTTGAGAGCATTGAAAGGTCTGTTAACAAATTTGGCGATGGCTTAAGTCGTGTTTATGATGAACATGTAGTCCCTGCTATTAACTCTATTGCTAATGCTTTTAATGGGCTAATTGACATTATTCAGATTCTCTGGGAGAATTCCTGGCAACCTTTTGCTGAGTTTTTATCAGGAGTATTCGGTGTTAGTATTGAAGGAATTTCAGATTTATTAGGAGGTGGCCTTTTAGCCACTTTGGGACTATTGGCGGATGCTATTAAGTTAGTGGCAGATGGTTTCACCGTTTTTTCTGACTGGTGTAAAGAAAACAAAGAACCTATCGTAGCTTTGATAACAACTTGGCAAACGATTAATTTCTTATCATGGGCAGAACAAGCTGGAGGCCTTGCAGGAGCATTCAGCTTGTTAGGTAGTAAGGTCTCTTTGATTGTTGGAGGGATTAAGAATCTAGGTCTTGCTATTAAAGCATTGACATTTGATAAGTTGGTCAGTTTTGCTGAAACAATCTATTTGAACACCTTATATGCAAAAGATTTTGTGGTCAATTCAGGTAAAACAATTGCACAGCTAGGAAAAACTGCTTTAGAACTTGGTAAATCAGCTCTAGCATGGACTGCTCATGCAGCGAAAATGGGATTAGCAACCGCGGCGAAATTTGCACATTCTGTTGCAACAGGAGTCGCTACAGCTGCAACATGGGCTTTTAATGCAGCGTTAGCAGTTTTGACAAGTCCAATAACATGGATTATTGCAGCAATCGCAGCCTTAATTGCTATTGGTGTTTTGCTCTATCAAAACTGGGACACCGTTGTTGAGTTTGCTAAAACTGCATGGCAAGGACTATGTGATTTTATCAGTGGTATTTGTCAAGCGATTGGCGAATTTTTCAGCGGTCTATGGACGAAACTACAAGAAATCTTTGAGCCGATAGGTCAATGGTTTGGCGAGAAATTCCAGCAAGCATGGGACGCCATTGTAAACATATTCTCTGGCATCGGAGAGTGGTTCTCTGGTGTATTCCAAGGTGCATGGGACGCTATCGTTAATATCTTCACACCAATCGGCTCATGGTTCGGACAACGTTGGGCAGATGTGACTAGTGCGTTGGCTAATATCGGGGCATGGTTTACTGACATGTTCCAAAAAGCATGGACTGGCTTAACAAACATCTTTAGCAAACTAGGTTCTTGGTTTGGCGAGAGATGGAACGATGTTACAAGTGCACTTTCCAAAGTAGCAAGCTGGTTTGGCGATATATTCGGAAAAGCTTTTGACGCTGTTAAAAATGCCTTTAGCTCTATCGGAGACTTCTTTAAAGGCGTTTGGGATACTGTCAAAAGTATCTTCGTTAATGCTGGTCAGATGGTCGGCGAGGCAGTAGGTGGAGCGTTTAAGAGTGCGGTCAATGCGGTTCTTGGAACGATTGAAAATGTAGTCAATGGCTTCATCGGAATGATTAATGGAGTTTTAGGCGTTGTCAGAAACTTACCTGGTCTAGGATGGGTTGGTAGTGTAAGTACAGTTAGCCTCCCTCGTCTTGCCCGTGGTGGTATCGTCGATAGTCCAACAATCGCCATGATTGGTGAAGCTGGTAAAGAGGCGGTCGTACCACTTGAAAATACAGGATTTATCCAAACACTTGGACGAGTAGTCAGCAGTGCGGTAGTAAATGCCATGGCTGGTGTTAGTCCACAAGGTGGATTCTCTGGCGACGGCGACATCGTTATCCAAATCGCAGGCCATGAGTTCGGACGGGTAGCTATCCAAGAAATCAACAAGGAACATGAACGAGCAGGTCAAACCTTGCTCAAGATTTAGGAGGTTAAATGGCACAATTGACAATCAATGGGGTGGCTGTGAAGCCTCCCAAATCTTTTCAAGTCGGTATTCAAGATATCGATGGAGAGACAGGGCGTAATGCCAATGGCGACATGGTGCGTGACCGTATCACGACCAAACGCAAACTAGACTGTGAATGGGGTATGATGACTCAGGGAGAAATAAGTCAGCTTTTACATGCTGTATCATCTAAATTTTTTGAGGTATCTTATCCAGACCCCATGGATGGCCAAGTCACAAAGATTTTCTATGTCGGTGATAGGACAGCTCCTAGCTATACCTTTACTGAGAAGTTTAAACCTTGGTCTGGCGCTAAATTTAATCTGGTAGAGAGGTAAGAAAATGGACGCTTTAACTAGACGACAATTTGACAGAGCCATGTTTGCCAAGGAAAGGACGCTGGCTATTCGTGTTGGTGAATATGCTTCACGGGATATCAAAGAGGCTAGTTTTGAGTATGGCTACATCAAGGGCGATACTTATAAGCCTGGTGGAACCTGCGCTGGTAGCGGTAAAATTACCTTTACCAGTATCATTACCACGTTCAATAAGCTGGATACCCTGCACCCTGAGATTGGTCTACTGGTTGGGGATACCTACCAGTGGGTCAAGATGGGGGAATACTTCATCAACGATATTGAGATTGACCGAAACCGAAACACTACCACGCTTGAACTTATGGACGGTATGTTTAAGCTCAATCGTGAGTACGTGACGGACTTGCATTTCCCAGCTGAAGTACGAGAGGTTATTCAGGAAATCTGCCTGAAAACAGGCATTGAGTTAGCGAATGACTATTTCGGAATCAGCGCGATGCGTTATCATATTGAGCAAGTTCCTGAGGGCAAGAAACTTTCCTTTAGGGATATGCTGAGCGCTATGACTCAGATGATTGGGATGTCTTGTTTCTTCAACAGAGAAGGCAAGATGGAAATCCGTGATTTGACTGAGTCCAATATCACGATCAACGCTGACAGTTACTTCTTGCATGGCTTGATCAAGAGTGAGATTGAGTATCAGATAGCTGGTATCACTTGTAAGACGGACAAGAAGTCTCTGACGGTCGGTATGAAGACAGGCCGGTCTTTGGAACTGGACAATGTCTTCATGACCCAGAGCGCTTTAAATGACCTGTATTACAAACTGAAAAACCTAACTTACTATCCGTATAATCTCAACTACCAAGGGCATTTACTGCTTGAGGTCGGGCAGTGGGTAACCATTCAGACCAACAAGAAAGAGACTTTTAAAGTTCCTGTGTTAAGTCAGAGCTTTACTTTTAAAGGTGGTCTGAGAGGGCGTATCAGCGCAGATAGTAAGGCTGGAAACGATACTCAGTATTCTTACGAGGGTACGATTACCAAGCATATTAAGCAACAAGATGACATTGAAGCGAAAATCCAAGCGCAGATTGAAGCAGCAGATAAAGATTTTGACCAAAAGGTCGACAAAATCAAAAAAGACTTTAACGATCAAGTAGAACTGGCCAAAGCCAGAGCTGAAGAAGTCAAGAGAGAACTGTCTGATACTATCAATCAGCGCTTTAATAGCTTTGACAACGGGCCATTGAAAGAAACTAAGCGCAAGGCTGAGGAAGCTTTGCGAAATGCTGGCGCAAGTACCCTGCTTGCACAGGAAGCTAAGCGGATTGGGCTGGATTCTGTTGCTAGACTTGAAGCGTTTAAGTCGCAGACTACGAGCGCACAAACAGCTCTGTCGGGTGAATTAGACGCTCTGAAACGGACTATAGTGAATGATATTCGACCGAAGCAAGCACAGGCTGAAGCTGAGATTGCCAAGCAAGCTGAAGCACTTAGCCGGACTAAAAATGAACTGGCTGGCGCAAGTACCCTGCTTGCACAGGAAGCTAAGCGGATTGAGCTGGATTCTGTTGCTAGACTTGAAGCGTTTAAGTCGCAGACTACGAGCGCACAAACGGCTCTGTCAGGTGACTTGGACGCTCTGAAACGGACTATCGTGAATGATATTCGACCGAAGCAAGCACAGGCTGAAACT